CGCCGCTCCATGCCAAATATGGTTGCGTATGACGTTTGTGGTGTACAGCCAATGACTGGTCCAACCGGACTTATCTTTGCTATGCGCTCACGTTTCAACACTCAATCCGGTGCAGAAGCTCTTAAAAACGAAGCTAATACTTCTCACTCAGCTACTGGTTCAACTGGTGCTAATACCGCCAACTTCGGTGGTGTTATCGATGGTTCTGCTGGTAGTCTACAGACCGGTGATGATCCAACTGCCCGTGCTACTGGTGGTGCTTATAGCCCACATACTGGCATGTCAACAGCTACTGGTGAAGCTCTCGGCGATGCCGCGACAAATGCTTTCTCAGAGATGGCTTTCTCCGTTGAGAAGGTTGCAGTAACTGCCGTTTCCCGTGCTCTAAAGGCAGAGTACACCATGGAACTAGCACAGGATCTTAAAGCCATTCATGGCCTAGATGCTGAGACCGAACTTTCAAACATCCTTTCCGCTGAAATTCTTTCAGAAATTAACCGGGAAGTCGTTCGGACCATTAACTACACTGCTACCGCTGGTGCTCAAGAGAATACCACAACCGCAGGTACTTTCAACCTAGATGTCGATTCAAATGGCCGGTGGTCAGTTGAGAAGTTCAAGGGTATGATCTTCCAAATCGAGCGCGAAGCCAACCAGATCGCTAAGTCTACTCGTCGCGGCAAGGGTAATGTCCTTATCTGCGGTTCAGACGTAGCTTCTGCTCTACAAATGGCAGGTGTTCTAGACTATACTCCAGCACTTTCTGCTGGTCTAAACGTCGATGACACGGGCAATACTTTCGCTGGTGTTCTAAATGGTCGGATCAAAGTTTATGTTGATCCATACTTCTCTAGTGCTTCAGGCAATCAGTACTTCACCGTAGGTTATAAGGGCTCTAGTGCATTCGATGCTGGTCTCTTCTACTGCCCATACGTTCCATTACAGATGGTTCGTGCGGTTGGTGAAAATACTTTCCAGCCAAAGATTGGCTTCAAGACCCGCTACGGCATGGTCGCGAACCCATTCGCTACTACGGCTGCCGATGGTGCAATCGCCTTCGCTAAGAAGAACGTTTACTATCGTATTGTAACCGTTTCTAACCTAATGTAAGATTGGGATTAACCCAACCTGACTAAGAGGGGGCTTCGGCCCTCTCTTTTTTTTATATAAATACATTAGGAGGAACATATATGGCATCGGATCCTATTAACAAGAATTTCTTAGGACAAACTGGTTTCAGATTGGTGCTTGAAAGAACACCAACGATGAACTACTTTTCCCAATCTGCTAGTCTCCCAGCTATTTCTTTGGGAGCGACTAATGTTGTCAATCCTCTAATCGATTATCCACTTCCTGGTGAAAAACTTACATTCTCACCATTCAATATTTCTTTTAGAGTAGACGAAGATTTAAAAAACTATATAGAGATATACGATTGGTTAGTGGGTTTAGGATCTCCCTCATCGACAGATCAATATAAAAAATATAGAAATGCTAGTATCAATCAAGCTAGTTTATCTGATGCTACGCTATCCATTCTAAGTAGTAAATACAATCCTAATCTAAGAATTAAATTTCAAAAGATGTTTCCAGAATCTATCTCTGAACTACTATTCACTAGTACTGGATCTGATATTGAATACTTAGAAGCTACCGTATCTTTTAGATATTCACTATATACTATAGAAGCACTATAATTGAAAAGAAAGGTGAAAGAACTTGAAAATAGAAGATATTATGAACGAATGGACTAAAGATACTGTTATGGATAATACTTCTCTTGATAAAGAAAGCCTAAAGATACCTACATTACATTCTAAATGGCTCCGTATTCTAAGCACTGAACGTCAAAAATTAAGAAGTATACATATAAAGAGACAAACACTTACCAAAGTACTTGGGGAATATTTTCGAGGAGAATTGAATAATCCAGAAGATCTAGTAGAAATCAAGCGGGAACCCTGGCTGGGTAAAAGTATTATTAAAAGTGAAATGCAACATTATGTAGATGCAGATTCAGATATGATAGAATTGAATTTAAAAATGGCCTATCAACAAGAAAGTGTTGATGTATTAGATTCTATTATGAAAGAACTCAATAGTAGACAGTGGAATATTAGAAATGCAATTGAATGGAGAAAGTTCGAAAACGGAGTCGGATAGTGATATCTTCATTATATCTCATAATGAAGTACATATAAGAATAGAAAGTGACCGCGGAATATCTCAAGAACTAAGTGAACACTTTTCATTTTATATCCCCGGCTATCGTTTCATGCCAGCGTTTAAATCTAGAAGTTGGGATGGTAAGATACGTCTCTTTGATATAAATAAACTTACTATATATAAAGGTCTCATAGAAGAAGTAAAAAAATTCGCTGCTTCACGAAATTACTCAATAGAAATAGATAATAGTTTAGATACCGCAAATGAATTCTCTATGTTTGAATGCGGTCAATTTATACAATCTATAAAAACTAAATTAGAACCTAGACAGTATCAAATCGAAGGGTTTGTTCATGCGGTTCGTAACAATCGTTGTTTATTGTTATCTCCTACTGGTAGTGGTAAGTCATTTATTATCTATTTGATTACACGATTTTATCCTCAAAGAAAATTAATTATCGTACCTACTATATCACTAGTACACCAACTGGAGAAAGACTTTAAAGATTACTCTGGTCAACCAGGATTTAGAACGTTAAAGATTACAGGTGATACTAATAAAGACTGGCAACATCGTATAGATGAAGATATAGTTATCACCACATGGCAATCTATATACAAGATGCCTAGAACTTGGTTTACTCAATTCGGTGTAGTTATAGGAGACGAGGCGCATCAATATAAAGCTAAGTCACTCACTTCTATATTAGAAAAGATGCCTACTTGTAAGTATAGATTTGGCTTTACTGGTACATTAGACGGCACAGAGACACATCAATTAGTATTAGAAGGATTATTTGGTAAAGTTAAATCTTTAGTTAAAACAAAAGAGTTAATGGATACTAATCAATTAGCTAAACTACAGATTAAGATACTACTACTTAAATATAATAAACAGACTTGCAAAGAGCGAAGTGGTTTAAAATACAGTGATGAAATGAGTTTCATTGTAGGCCATCAGAAAAGAAATGAATTCATACAAAATCTAGCCTTATCATTAGAAGGTAATAGTCTTATATTATTTCAGTATGTTGAAAAACATGGTAAGATACTATATGATTTAATAAAGAATAAAGCAGATAAAAGAAGGAAGATTTTCTTTGTGTTTGGTGGTACAGATGGTGAAGCAAGAGAATCTGTACGAGAAATTACTGAAAAGGAATCTGATGCTATTATTATAGCTTCATATGGTACCTTTTCAACTGGTATTAATATTCGTGCTTTACATAATATTGTTCTTGCTAGTCCGTCTAAAAGTAAAATTAGAAATTTACAGTCAATAGGCCGAGGGCTGAGAACAAACAAAAATAAAGATATATGCACCTTATTTGATATAGCAGATGATCTACAACATGGTAAAAAAGTTAACTTCACATTAAAACATTTATTCGAAAGAGTCAAGATATACAATCAAGAGAAGTTTGATTACAAAATGTATAAAATCAATCTGGAGAAATAGAAATGATAGATGAAGAATCGGATATATACAGACTAATCTATCTAACCAATAATACTATCCTCTTAGGCAAAATAGTATCAATGAATCATTTTGGACTATTATTAAAAAGTCCTGTCACAGTTCATTGCAATGATAATAAAGTTCACTTCAGTTTATTATTTAATAGTATGACAGACGATAATGCTTTGCCTATTAATTCCACACATATGGTTTCTTTTGCTAATCCAAATAAGGTCATTATAGAACATTATAAAGATTTTATAGATGTTGTAGTACCTACTATTGCAAATAGAAATCAATCATTAGCTAACAATGATATGTCTATAACCAACTATGATACTACTACACTTCATTAATCTCTGACATAGTAATAATAGCACTTGTCAACCCCTGTGTCAAGAGAAAAATAATAAAAAGATTTCTTGACGTAGGGCTTATGGTGTGCTACTATAAGTCTTATTAAAGAAGGAGGGTATATTGACTAAAATTAAGAAGATTCAGCAAAGAGAACATTATGTGGATAACAAGAAATTCTTTGGGGCGATGGTCAAATTCAAAGCAGCTTGTGATGAAGCAGAAAAAGAAAATGAGACCCGACCTAGAGTACCACCTTACGTAGGCCAGTGTATTATGAAAATTGCTTATAAATTATCCAATAAACACAATTTCATTAATTACCCGTTCAAGGAAGAGATGATCGGTGATGGGATTGAAAATTGTATTCTGTATATCAAGAATTTTGATCCAGACAAATCAAACAATCCATTTGCTTATTTTACACAAATTATCTACTATGCTTTTCTTCGTAGAATTGAAAAAGAAAAGAAAGGACTATACACAAAATACAAAGCAATTGAAATGTTTAACTTGAACAATAGTATGAGTCCTGAAGATACAGAATATATTACAAGTAGTGCCGCGGCTGCTGAAAATGCTAATATTTTTATTCGTGATTTCGAGGAAAAGAGATTTAATAAATGACCAAAGTGGCGTTAGTGACAGACACCCATTTCGGAGCTAGAAATGATAGTAGGGTATTTGCGAAGTATTTTTCTAAATTTTGGAATGATGTCTTCTTTCCATACATAGATAATCATAATATCGATCATGTTATCCACCTCGGCGATATCGTAGACCGTAGAAAATATATAAATTATGTTACAGCAGATAATCTAAAAAAAGACTTCATTCATCCTTTAAAAGAAAGGAATATCAAGTTTTGGTGTCTCATTGGTAATCATGATATCTACTATCGTAATAGTCTAGAAATTAATGCTTTAGATCAGCTATATGGTCTAGATGAAAATATTAATCTAATCACAGAAGCACAAGAGATTAATATTGATGGTTGTGATTTGCTTTTAGTGCCATGGATTTGTAAAGACAATTGGAACAGTACTTGGTCTGCTATTAAACAAAGTAGAAGTCAAGTAATGTTGGGCCATTTAGAATTGAATGGTTTTGAAATGCATAGAGGAGCAGTATGTGATACTGGCTTTGATCTAGAAGAATTTCATAAGTTTGATATGGTTCTATCTGGTCACTTTCATCACAAATCATCTAATGACAATATTTATTATTTGGGATGTCCTTATGAAATTACGTGGAGTGATTATAACGATCCAAAAGGATTTCACATATTCGATACCGTTACGAGAGAATTAGAATTTATAGAAAATCCCCATAACCTATTCCATAAATTCGATTACAATGATACTAATATGAAGATAGAAGAATTAGATGATATGGATTTATCTCTATTTGAAAATTCGTATATGAAAGTTATTATTCAAAACAAAACTAATCCGTACTTATTTGATTTATTCATTGATCGTCTTACAAAGGCTGGTGTTCATGATTTACAAATTGTAGAAGACCTTTTTAATCTTGACATGGACAACGAATCTGATATAATAGATGAAGCTAAATCAACTATGGAAATGCTTGACTCCTATGTTGAACAAATTGAAACAAGTGTAAGTAAAAAGAAACTGAAAGGCTTGTTTCAAAGCTTATATAACGAAGCCCTGGCCCTGGAGTAGATATTGATAGTTTTTCAAAGAATACGTTATAAGAATATTCTAAGCACTGGTAATGCATTCACAGAAATCGATTTGACAAGAAATAAGACCACTCTAATTGTTGGTGATAATGGTGCTGGGAAGAGTACAGTATTGGATGCATTATCATTTGTTTTGTATGGTAAGCCGTTTCGAAAGATTAACAAGCCTCAACTATTGAATGCGGTCAATCAAAAAGGTTTGATAGTTGAAATTGAATTAGAAACTGCTGGACGCAAATATAAGATTTGTCGTGGTATTAAGCCCGCCTTATTCGAAATTTATCAGAATGATAAACTAATGAATCAGACGGCTTCAGTTAGAGATTATCAAGACATACTTGAAAAGAATATCTTGAAGATGAATCATAAATCTTTTAGTCAAGTAGTAGTCTTGGGTTCGTCTACGTTTGTTCCATTTATGCAATTGACGGCCGCACAAAGACGTGAGGTGATTGAAGACTTATTAGATCTACAAATCTTTTCTACTATGAATAATTTATTAAAAGAAAAGTTATCTCAGGGTAAGAACGATATCAGAGAACTTCAATATGACATAAATCTTTTAGAGGAGAAAATAGAACTTGAAAGAAAATATCAAGATACCATTGTCACAGATGTTGAAAGAACAATCGGAGACAAATCGAATCGTATACATGAATATAAGGAAAAGGTTCTACAAGCATCGGCCAAGATTTCAGATCTTGAAGGACAAAATCGAACTTTGGCGGATCGAATCAGAGACAAGGGTAAAACTTCTACTAGAAAAGATTCGATCAGAACAATCCTAGATCAACTTCAAAATAAAATTAAGAAGATTAATAAAGATATCGATTTCTTCGAACACTATGATAATTGCCCTACTTGTAAACAAGATATCTCTACACACTTTAAAGATAAAATTGTAGAAGATAGAAAAACTCTTCTTGATGAAACTACTAATGGATTAAAAGATCTAGAAAAACAAAGAGACAAATTAGAAGAAAGACTACAAGAGATCTTTGTTGTCGGTGAAGAAATTCATGAATTGAATTCAAATATATCAGAACGTAATAATAATATTCATTCATACAATCTATTCATCTCACAGTTAAACGAGGAGATCGAAGAACTAAAAGAAAAGGCCAATACAGTAAAGAATGATAGTACAAAAATTACTACATTAAACGCTAACCGAACTGATCTATTAAAGACTAAAGTAGAACTGGGAGAACATCATTCTCTATATAGAGTTGGTTCTGAACTACTAAAAGATACTGGCATTAAGTCTCGTATCATTAAGCAGTATGTCCCTGTGATGAATAAACTGATCAATCATTACTTACAACAGTTAGGTTTCTTTGTACAGTTCGAGCTAGATGAAAATTTTAATGAAAAGATTAAGTCACGTTTCCGGGACGAGTTTTCATATGAATCGTTTTCTGAAGGTGAGAAGATGAGAATTGATTTATCATTACTATTTACTTGGAGAACCATTGCTAAACTTCGTAATAGTGTATCTACTAATCTACTCATTATGGATGAAGTGTTCGATAGTTCACTAGATAATAATGGTACTGAAGAGTTCTTTAAGATCATTGAAGAGTTGACAGCGGACACAAATACGTTTATTATAAGTCATAAGGGAGATGTGATGGTAGACAAATTCCGCAATATTATTCGTTTTGAGAAGCGCCAAAACTTTTCTAGGATTGCAGCATGATGGGATATGGTGTAAAAGTTAAGATGAGGGATGACGACTGGATATGGTATGCCGGCTCATCTCAAAAGACTGGTGTGAGAAGGGTTACATTTCATACAATAGAAGAGGGAGAAGAATGGTGTAAAACTTTTAACATAAATGGTATAGTAGAAGAATACGACGTGCGTTCTTTTTGCGAATATCAAGAAGATTTATTTGATAAATGTAATTTTTGTGATTGTTGGAAGAAAGACATCTAATGGAAGAACTTTTACTATATGTTGTATTACCATCTATTATATTTGGAGTAGGTTATGGTGTTGGTTTTGTAGTAGGCAAACTTAAATACACAGTTAGAAAATCTGTTCCCAATTATCTAGGTGGATCTAAATAAATAATGGAAACTGAAATTGAATCGGGAGTTATGAGTAAAGCAGGTCAACTTGCTATGGACCTGTCTAAAGAGAAAAGGAGACTCACACAAGAGCTAAAAGAACTACAAATAGAGGTAGACGATCTAAAACCGACAACACCAACAGGTACTATAGATTGGTATGTCAAATGGGCTTCAATGTTTTTAGCAATATGTGGAGTATTTCTTATTAGTGCAGATCAGTTGACATACGGCCAAGTTTCATATATAATTAGTTCTATTGGTTGGATTTATGTAGGTATTCAGTGGGGAGATCGTGCGATCATGATTGGTAGTGCGATCACTGGTACTTCGGTAGCAATGAATCTGATGAAAACATTTGTTCCAATAACGTAAAAAAAGACTTGACATATCACCTATAATATAGTACTATATAGAAAGTAACGTAAACAAAGGATATTCCGATGATTAGTAGTTACGAGTGGTTGCGAAAGACTTGTTTTGAAACCGAGATCAATAATATCGAAGGTCGATTTAAGAAAGATCCTATTATCGAAGAACAAAACGTTCTTCAATACATGAAAAGAGAACTTAACTATATAAATGAAATGATATACCATAATGAATCTAAACAATGAACTACTAAACGTACCCACAATTCCGTTTGATTTTGAAAATCCACCGGTAGACCCTAAAGAACTAGTAGAACAATTAAGTAATCATATGATCTTATCTAAGGGGGTAGGATTATCTGCTAATCAAGTAGGCTTACCATATAGGGTCTTTGTCATGGGAAATCCAGGAGATAGAAATAGTATCATTCCTGTATTTAATATGTCTATCATTAATTATAGTGATGAGAAAGAATATGGTGAAGAAGGCTGTTTATCTTTTCCAGATCTATATCTAAAAATCAAACGATCTAAAGAAATTCGCGCTCGAATGGCTACAGTTGACGGCGTAGTAGATACCGCTAAGTTTACTGGCTATACTGCTCGATTGTTTCAGCACGAATATGATCATATGGAAGGTATGAATTTCCGAAAACGAGCCACTCGTTATCATTTGGAAAAGGGAGATCATGTTATGAAATTGATGAAACGGATGAGGAAACGTAATAATGCTTGAAGATACAGATTATCAAGAATTTGTACAAAGTGTGACGAGTGAATATAGTAAGAATCATATTTCTATGTTAAGGCGCATGGAAGATTTGTTTGTGCATAGTAATGGGGAATTTTATGATATGAAGATTTCCCATTTGTTAACAGCCGCGTTGGGCCTGACTGGCGAAGCGGGCGAATTTGCAGATCATGTGAAGAAGGTAGTTTTTCATGGAAAGGATTTAGATGGAGTTCGTCGGCAAAAAATGATCCTTGAATTGGGTGATGTTATGTGGTATGTTATGCAAGCTTGTAAAGGACTTGACACAACCCTAGAACATGTGGTACAATGTAATGTAACTAAATTGAGTGAGCGACATGACGGTGGTTTTAAGAAAGACTATAAAAGTTGAAAATATTACAAAATATAATAAAAGCAATTGTGGTTTTAGTACCTACCTATCTTGTGGCTTATTATACGGAACTAATGATCTACACTGTACCAATGCTGGCGGCGATGTCTTTTATCGCGGCTGGTTTGTTTCTCAGTGATCAAACAACTAAACGAAGGGTTGATGAGGATGCTCATCCACATAAAGATGAATAAAGTTGAAATTAGCCCTTGACAAACGTATAGTGTCTTGCTATAATGTGTATAGTGAAAAAACAAAGAGGTTGATATGAATACGTTAGAATATGCAAAATATTTGAGAAGTATTTTAGATTTCAAGTCTTATGCAAATTTAGTATATAGTCTTGGTAATTCACTTAATGGTAAAAAAGATCGCTTTGATAAAAGTGATATTATAGAACAAAGTATTGAAGTCTTCACAGAAAGACGTTTGAAATGGATTGATGAAGATGGTCGCGATCATAACG